GTTAGTGGTCAGGATGACTAAGTTGGATAGTGAAGATACTGCGGACTACATGGCAAGGATATTAGCATCGGGTGATATAGAGCTAATGCATTTGAAGTTGGCGGATCTTAACGATAACTCCGACATGCATCCGTTAGATAGCGACTGGCCGGGCTGGGAGGAGTCACTGTTGCGGTATGCACGCTTCAAGGTAATATTGATAAAAGTCATTCGGGAGATAATGTCGTGAGACAGGGCGCAATGATTGACCGCGGTGCGCTGTATGAGCTAGGCAACCGCTATAGGAACGTTGACATAGGGAAAAAGAAACAGCCCCATCCGTTAAATCGAGCGCAGAAGCGGTATGGGGTAATGATTAATCTGAACTGGGTGGCTACAGAAAAAGGAATTATGCGTCTAAGTGTATTTCTAGATAAATGGATTAAATGGAAGAACCGCAAGTCCTACGAAGATTTTTTGGAGGACATGCCAGATCTGTATTCACCTAGACCTCGCGTTATACCACCGCCTCCACCGCGTAAACCACGGGCGGCTAAATCAAAAGCGGTTACACCCACACCCATGTCAACATCTGAAGAATGGGTAGCGCAGCCCATTCAAACGTCGCGCATTATCCCACCTGCGCCTTTGGTCAGAACATTAAAAGATCACGAGGTAGGTCAACGTCGATGGGAAGCATTAGGTCCCACAGGTGAATGTTTCCAAGTGTGGTACAAATGGTTCCCGCAAGAAAAGATGTGGGGGTTGATGGCCAACACACGTTTTGAAACCAGTGCTAAATATATCCAACGTCTGGTGAATAATGGACAGATTGAATCAGACATGGATAATGACCAAGATGCGACAATCGCCATAGTTAGAATGGAGAAGTGGTTTAATGGACGATTGCACTTTATTTGAGATACATATTACTTTAGTGAACCCTGCTATACAACTTAGTCCGTTGTATAGCTTTACTCACATCTCTTAAGGAGAACTGACATGACTGCTACTAAACCCGTTGTGACGAAAATGGAAGACATCCAATCTTTATTGGATGTATCTGCCCCCAAAGATGCTGTCGATAATTCTTCGGCACCCAAAGACCAGACTACTGGCGATGCGGCGCCATTATCTTTGGCTGCGCAGATGCGCGAAAAGGCTGAAAGTCTCGGTGAACAGTATTTAGTTCACCGGTTAGAGGGGGGCAAAAAGAAAGCCTTCCTCGCTACGTTAAATGAAGAAGATGCAGCGTTCTTTCAAGCGCTGCGTGTTGATGAGGTAATAGCGGAGTCCATCCGTGATGAGTTGGCTGAAAAAGCCAAAGCTACAACTCCAGAGACGATCGAGTTCGATCGTCTAGTTGAGAAAGAGAAAGCTAAGCAGAAAGCAGCTAAAGAAAACAAGAAGGCTAAAGAAGATATCAAAACCAAAAAGTCACAACGCAAGAACAAACTGTTTGATGCGATCGATTCATTGGCCGCGCTCGGCGTTACGAAGCGGAAAGAACTGACTGCGCGGTTCTAACCACGGCATATACACCACACCGTAAGGTGTGGTGTATATGCGCCTTTACTTACTTTTCTTTTTTTGTTTTGTTATACAGCATCCACTGGCTTGGTATCTCTGCCGACACTAAGCCATCCCATGGTACACGATACCATTGTAATGGATTGATCATGGGGAAATACGTATCACCGCCCGTAGTACGTAACTGCACGTGGTTAATATACATGGTATCCGCCAAAGGCATGAAAGCGCGATAGACGTCATGCCCGCCTATGATAAATACGTCAGTAACGCCTTCCACAGCTGCGGCAGCTTCGATTGCCTGTACTACACCCGATACAAATATCACACCCTCTACAGGTGGCATAGACCGTGTGGTCATTACAATGTTCACACGGTTAGGCAATGGTTTACCAATAGACTCCCATGTCCGTCGACCCATGATTACCACATGCCCTTGTGTTAACAATCGAAACTGACGTAAGTCCTCGGGGATGTGCCATGGTATCTTACCACCGATACCTATACACCGATCCATCCCCATAGCAGCAATCATAATAATCTTCATCGCAATCTCCTATTATTGACCATGATACCATGGCGCCTCAAAGCCCTGTATTGCCGTACCACCACCCACCATACGGCGAGACATATCGTCACGTAAGTAATCATCCACAATGTTACCCACAGCCTCAAACTTGTACACGCAATACAAATCATTGGCAGGTGTGATAATAGGTAAGCCACGATGCTTGCCGCGCTGTATCGTTAAGTACGCTTCTCCATTGATTACCTCTTTGTGTAAATAGATTTCGAGATCTACTTCTTGATCTAAGGTACGGCAACTGTCGTAATAACCTTTGTTAGCAATTTCTTTTACAAAGTTGGTAACACCTGCACGCGTCATGATTTTAGCATCTGTCGATAACTGATGTGGTGTAATTGTAAAGATGCGACGGTCTTTAGAGTTAATGAAGTTACGTACACGTCGGAACAATGACCGTGTGTCTGCACCCATCGGACCGCCCTCACAGCCACGCTTGTTCATGAGGTTTAGGTAATCGATGTTCAGCATATGGATTTCATATCCATCCGCTTCGTACTTCTCTATGAGTTCGAACAAATCGTGATAAGTAAAGTCCGACGGGTCATAGTGACGAAGAATGACCTCATAGCCATTTTTCTCCATCACAGCTTTGACATAGAACGATGCTTCGTCTACGTCTAAATTCTCTAAGTCCACAGGTAATCCTGTATCCTGTTCTACAATGGATTTGTAGAGATGCATGATGTCATTACGCGCCGGGTTCTCTAATGAGATACGCAACAACAATGGCTTACGTTCACGATTGAACATATACGGCGTGTTGTACATAGCGGCATGGCGTAATAGATCCAACGCAAAGCCACTTTTATAATTGTGCTGTAATGCGCCCACGACCATGAGTTCACCGCGACGACCGCCACGTGCAGACCCCAACATTCGATTGAATCCCTGCAGCCCAAAGCGTAATGCACCGTTAGAAGAGATCTCATCTTTCATTGCACCAAACTCACGTTTGATAGATGACAGATCACGGAAGTTAATCTCTGATACTAAACCACGATGTTCCCTACCTGCATCGTCAGGGTTTTCTTCAAACGCTAACAAGTCCTGTCGTAGGTCTTTAATATACGCACCAAAATCCACAATCTCATTGGTGTTGTAATGCATTTTCATATAGGCTTTTTTGACATGATCACGCGCACGAATCGTTTCTAAGTAGCCACGTAGTTGGTTACGATAGGAATGAATACGTTTCTGTAAGAAGTCTCCATCGATGTCATTGTCGATGCCGTCTACAATGGCGGCATAGAGCGCATCATCGTCGCCGATGTTTACACGGATACGTTGTAGCAGTTCTGATTTATCGTATGTCGTATCGACGGGATTCGCCGCCATCCACCGCAATGTTTCACGCAGTGCCATAATGGGGTCTTTGCCATAATCGATACCCACTATGGTGGTCTCAGTGGTTTTTATGAGACTAATTAACTGTGTAATTATGTCAGACGATGTTACCGATTTATTAGGTAACTTAGACTCTAGGTATAATAGTGTCACTGATTTTACTAAAAGTAATTTGGTATCCATTGCACACTCACTGTTGGGTAATTTGTTCGAGGTGGTTACACATGAAGCTAGACATTAAATTGGTCATTGTGCCTAATTGGTTAGAAGCCGTTATGGCAGCCAATAGTTTAGAGAAAGAGGCTTTGGTGGATTTGGTCGCATTATCACGCATAATGTCAGAGAATGACATTTGTTTTTACGTGGCGATTAACTCCAACATGATTGAAAAGATTGGTCCAGCCATTGGTGAAACATTAGAATGCCATGGTTTGACAACAGATAATGGCAGTCTAACTGTTACACGACAAGATGGATCGCGGCCATCTCCCGAAGAAGTAAAAGCGTTAAACGAAAAGCTGAATTCCAAGATGTACGGTTACTCTCGTACAAACTTAGAATTGTTGTACCCCACAGCATCTAGCTTAGTATCTGTAATGCCCTATCGTGGTGTTACGGATGATAAAGACAATGCATCAGATGAGATGTTTTTATTTGAGTTGTTTGAAATTCGCGAAAGAATATTGGGTATTCGTTTTACACGTCCAGACACTGCAGTGTCATATGAGCAGCAACTGTGGGCTTGCTATGATCGTGCATTAGAGTTATTGCATCTATATGTCTCTGAACACGACGTCGCTAAAACGGCCATGTTTAAAGAATACGTCAAACTCTGTCGCGTTGTTCCGTTAAATATGTAAATAATAGTATAGGTGCACTTAATCGCCCTATGACATTTTTGCGTTGTTCCGATCACCCTGTCTTTTTTAAGATGGGATATACCTATGGGTACTCCTTGGCAATACCGTGCAGGGGAGTCAACATCACCACTTTCCCGTATAAAGGATAGTAATAAAATGGCTAAATTTCAACAATCACGGCAGGTTTCACATCCCCTGCACAAAGTAGTTACCTCGATTGCAACAGCCTTGCATGAACGTGGTGGCGCTCTCAAAAACGCAGATACCACTAAAATGTGTATCTCCATGGAGTCGTTAGACGAAGCATCGTTTAGTGAATTTTCTACCCGTGCCGAAGCTACTCAAGCAACATTGGCTGGCTTTTACAAAGCTGGTACTGGTAAGCCATCGATGGAAGGTTTTACTGAGTCACAGATTAAAGCAGGCTGTATTGCTTTAATGGCGGCTGGTAATCCATCTGGCTATCAAGCTAAAGCAGCTGCATGTGATTTCGTTCCGGGCATGGGTCCTAGCTACACCAACATTGGTTTCATGTCTGGCGGTACAGATGGTTTAGGTGGTCGCTTAGTGGCTACTGCACCTACTATCTCCAAAGAAGCATTCGATGATCGCGAATTGATTGCTAACTTGCCATTCTCTGTTGTGTTCAACGTACAAGCAGCTCGTCAATCCGACTTCTGCGAATCGTTCTACCCAACATTGACGATTACACCTGACCAAGGCAACATTGACGTATCCGTACGTCGTACAATGGTGTTTAACGATGTTAAGCATGAATTGTCTGGTAAGCCAATGGACTTCCATCGTCGTAACTTGATCGAAGGTATCATTGACCACACGTTGTTAGAAACTAACTCTACAGCTTTAGTGCCTGTTTATGTTGGTGACAACTTAGATGCTAACTACAACGGTGACAAGTTCTCTACATTAGTAGGCAGCTACACTAAAAACGTAGACCGCATTGAAGTTACAACACGTCCATTAAAGCCGGGTGTTGAGATTGGCCTAATCGGTATCTCCCAACACGACGGTTTGATTGCTTCGGGTATTTTGAATAACACCGATACAGTCGACTTGAAAAACAATTTAGATAAAATCTACATTGAAATTCATTCCACATCTGTAGGTGGCGCTGGCGCTACATCCGTAATTCCTTTCGAAATTGCTAACTTGCCACGCAGCCAGTTCCAAAAGGCTCCTGAAGGTTTAGTTCAAGACTTGATCTTAAACTTCGGTACAGCTGATTTACCATTGGCAGGTGCTACGAAAGATGCGGCCAATGCAACAGCTACTGGTTTGGCATACTTGCGTGTCGGTGCTCGTGCAAACTGGGTATTGCGTTTGAAAATCACTGTTACTGGTCAATTGAACATTGAAAGTGGTAACTTGACAGTCAACCCAGCCAACCTCGAAATCGCTTCTGTGTGGGATGTGGATCCCGTAACTAACGAATACATTGAAGTCGTTGGTGCTGATTTGACAGCGTTGAAAGCTGAATTTGACGTTATCCGTTTGGACAGTTATGAGTTAGCGGCTAGCCGTTCCAACTTAAACAGACGTACTCGTGGTATTCAAGTAACGACTGTAGAACAAAACGAACGCTACATGATTCCGTTAGGTTCTCCAATCAACTGCCCAACACCTGTGACCAACACACGTACGTCGACAGATATGGCTGCACCTATTACTGCTGCCCGTATCCAAACAGACAACAAAGCGATTACTAAATTGCTTAAATACGCTGACACCTTGTCTTCGTACAAATTGTCTCAGTCGTACTTAGTGCCAACGCCTAACATTGAAGGCATTGGTCGTTACCTCATCAAGCCGTTCTACGAGCACTTTGAATTGGACTTGTTACAAGTCACAGCTTCATTGAAATCGACTGACCGTGCTGGTGACGTGTCCATGGCGATTGTTAACAAAATCCGTGAAATGTCTTACCGTGCGTACCGCGATACTGGCTACCAACCTGCGTTGGATGCTGCAACAGGTAACACAGGCGACAAGCCTAAGTTATTGATTGGTACTGACCCCACGACTGCGCAACATTTACTGGTGTCTGGTGATACACGTACAGCGTCTATTGCATTTGAGCACAAAATCGTTTCTCACTTCGACAAACGTTTACGTAATCACATCTACATGACATTCGTTCGTGATGGTCAAGCCGGTCCTGATCCATTATCTTTCGGTTTCATGGCGTGGATGCCTGAATTAGCTACATCATTGCCGATGACCCGTGAAGGTTCCATCTCCACTGAAGTAATGGTTCAACCACGTTTCTTGCATATCAACACATGTCCAATTTTGATGGTTATCAAACTCAAAAACTTGGATGTTGCGGTTGCTGGCAAGTTGCCTATCTACACTGATGAAGTGTAATTGGTAAACATACACCCACACTCCTTCGGGGGTGTGGGTGTATGCCGTCCTATCTTTTTTTGGGTATACATTATTTCAATGGAGACTATCCGATGATTGACAAACATAAGGAGTCCATATGCCTCCGAGGGTGGCTGTACGCTCTGCGTTACGGCCTACAACAATACCAAATACGCGAGTCAGCAGTGTTAATGTTCGCGAACCAGATATATCGCAACCAGTATCTAATTTCGGATTTGAAACCACAATGTCCTACAGTAACGGATTCCCATATCCAGTTGTAGTTTCATTACGAAATGGATTAGCGGTTACCATCCCACCTATTGCTGATAATTGGGCATCCACTCGAGATTTCGTGGTGTATGTAAGGTATCGTTTTGCAAAAGATGTTAAAATTGACACCCACCGTATATTAGATGTTATTTCAGATAATTCTTCTATGGAATTAAAATCACTGAAAGAAGCGATTATTGGCGCTAAAGTGAACATTGTTCGCAATGGTCATGAGTGCTTACTAATGTACACAATCGAGAGGTCGGTGTTTGAAGAGCACCGTGGAGCAATCTACGTACACTCTTTAGATGTGGCACTGTCTTCGGACAATGCGGAACGTCCTGTGTTCCATCCTGAAAGTGAAGAAGGTCGACAGATACGTGAGCAATACGCATTGGAGTCGGGGTTAAACTACCATGTGGTTATTGTGGACAAAGATCGCCGATATGGCAAACGTTGGGTAAATATTGGTGGTCGAGTATTTTCTATCAATCCAATATACGACTCTACCCGATTAGATGGCGTATATCTCACGACATCCAGTCCAGAAGATCATTGTAAACTAGAGGAGGTGTACTATACGTTTGAAGCCGCTACGGCGGAGCTTATGCTGTTCCAAAGTGAAAGTGATGCGTGTACATTGGGTGATCAATCAGAGACGCGTAAACGCGAATTTGAAATGGCTCAGCACGAACAGAAATTGTCGTGGATAAAACTAGAGGGTGAGCATAAACAACAAATACAATCGTTGGAGTTACAGCTCGCCAAGCAAAAACAGGAGAAGGCAGATCGAGAAAGCGAACTATCTAAAGAAGTTGCTGCATTGAAGAAATCGGAATATGCGTTAGAAAAAGAAGCCAGTAAACGGGAGGCTAAGTACGCAAAAGAAAAAGCGGCTAGAGAGGCTAGGATGTTAGATGAGAAAGACTATTACGAGCATCGTAGCTATGCCAGAAAAGATTCGTCTGAAATTGTAAAATGGCTACCTGCTGCCGTTGTGGGGGTGGGGTTACTTATATCAAAGTTTCTATAGTGAGTCAATGATGGATACACGTCTATTTGAACATATTCAACAACAGTGTCCGACGTTCAACCACGATGTCACGCGTGGATTGGCTACGATTGCGTTGAATGGTAGTGCAGATGGGGTAAATACCCACGTAGAGGATTACATTAACCGAGCACTGCGTTGCGCAGAGGCTGACTTCCCTAAAGGGTTAGTGTATATTAGACCTGTTCGGTGTACGCCACATGAAGAGTTTTCGGTGCTGACTGCTAAACGCGGTCAGTCCACTACTGCCAAAGTGAATCTGGAATTGTCGCACAGTGATGTGTACATGATGAAATACTTGTTTGAATTCAATGGTGAGGAGTTACGTCCAGTTTATTTGTGGCTACCATATTGCCATGAAGGCGGTATCATTGGCATCAGCGGTTCCACATTTAGCATTTCACCTGTACTTGCAGACAAATCTATTTCGGTAGGTGAAGACAGCATTTACATTCCTGTTAGCCGTGCTAAGTTGACATTGAAACGTCAGACACATCCGTTCTATGCGGATCGTGAACGCGTGTCAGCTAATGTCATTTGGGGTAAAATCCATAACGGCGCTACTAAGAAAATCAAAGGAATCCCTACACGCCGAACGATTACTGCGGATGCTACATTACCGCATTACTTGTTTTGTAAATATGGATTTCACAATGCGATTACCATGTTGACAGGTGTGGTAGTGCATGCGGGTTATGAAGACGAAGTAAATGAAGAACGTTATCCGCCTGAAGAGTACGTTATCTGTAAATCTCTTTATCGTGTATTGAATACAAAACCTAATCGGTTACGTACGCAGTATTACGAGCCCAGTCGTATCCAGATAGCAATCCCACGTCACAAATTCAACCATTCCATCGAAGGGTTAATCGGTGGTTTCTTTTATGTTGCAGATCGTTTCCCTGACAGAATTACGCCTAGCACGATTGATGATATTCGTGTATGGCGGATATTGATGGGTCACATTATTTTTGCGACAGATGACTCGGAAGGTAAGTTGTTAAACCAAATCGATGCGCATATGGAATCGTTAGACACGTATGTCGACACCAACGTACGTGACCAGCTACAAGAAGATAATGTTTTTGTAGATGACTTGTACGAACTATTCCAGCACATTAACGAAACGTTTGTAACGCGTGTGGCAGAATCATCATCACAGATTGCTTCGATGTACGATAAGCGATTAACGGTGTTGCGGTATGTGTTAGGCGATATTACCAACGCTATTTTCTACGTTGTCTTTGCATTGCGCAAAGCAGCCAAGAAAGAAATCAACAAACGTGTCATTCAAGACGTGATGCGTATCTTCTTAAAGATGGATCTTATTTTGAAACTCAACCATCGCCATGTAGAAGTATCTAGTATATCTTCGCCTAGCGATTGCATGGCTTTCAAAATAACCAGTAATTTGATATTACAATCTGATATTGGTAGTGGCAATGCTCAGTCTAAAAGCATTACCATCGATGGCTCTAAGGTATTACACTCCAGCATTTTGGAAGTGGGTCAGTTTGCTAACTTACCTAAAACAGAACCTACAGGTCGTCGTCGTGTAAATCCGTACGTGTTATTGGATAGCTCATGGACTGTGGTGCGTGCACCCGAATACATTGAGTTTCTAGAAACCGTACAACGTGCCATTTCTAAATAACGTCCTCTAAGGAACCAAAATGAAAACAGAACAACTGCCACCATTGATCATTTGCTTAAATAGACTTTTGCCTATTGCTGCAGCTACGGCTATTTGCGATTACTATAACAGTGATGCAGATGTGCGTGTGTTGTGGCGTAAGCAACGAGCAGTGTGGTTAGCGCTGGCCAGTAAAGAAACGTTACATGGTCGTGACGTGTACGTCATTGGCATTCCACATCAATTCCGCGATGATGGTACAGACCAACACATTTTAGATTTCATAGCACAAGCAGAAAAACATGCGAAGAAACTGACGGTGTGGAAGTCTAATCAACCGTATCTGGAAATCGTGGAAAAGGAATGTGGGTTTGTACCCAACCTGACACCCGGTTGGATGTTGCTAAAGGAATATCAACTAGCGTACATTGCTTACTTAAAGAATGAGCGCCAAGCCACTAAAGGCTTACCACCACACGTAACGTTTATTCATGGTAACCCTGCAATCGCAGGGATATTAACCTGCACACTAAGTATTCGTTCGTTACGGTTGTTCTTACGTGCGAATGCCTTAGGTATAGAAAACTACGCCTATCGTGGTAGTATAGCTAATCAGTTCCGAAACAACAACACACTGGTTGGTTAACGTATTCGACTAAAGGTTGGATATAAATTATTTAAATGGTAGCAATACCTAATGACACTTTCTTTGGAGTAGCACAAATGGCTCGTATTGAACAAGTAACTAGAAATGAGCTAATCGACGGTGTACGTGAGCGTCCAGCTTACGTGCCTAGACTGCGTGGTGTGTCACAGGACACAGAAGAGTATCTGTATCAAATCGCGGGTGAGTTACAACATCTGATTCAAACAGATGCAAATGAAACACTGCCACGTAATGTCATGTTCTGGTCTGTGGCTAAAGATGGATTTAATAACGATCGGTTTGATGATCTCTTTGGTTTTACCGTCGATTACTTTGAAGTCCTTTACTTTCAAGAAAAGGTAAGCGCTAGCAAAGCGATTAAACAGGCTGTAGATGATGCCTGTGCATTTACCTGTGCACATTTGCTTAAGGCAGATCGTACAGCGTATAACGATGCCGATCGCGATACGATAGATAGCGTACGTGACTTGATAGATGAAGAAGATGAAGTATTTGAAATGATTGCGCGCTTTAAGCGTCGTAGTGGCGGCTCACGCGATGATCGTGACCGTGGCGGTCGTAGTAGCCGTGATCGTGATGATCGTGGCGGACGCGATAGCTATCGTCGTGAATATAGCAGTGATGGACGTGACGACCGTGGTCGTGGACGTGGTCGTGATGATCGCGATCGTGACAGCCGTAGTACACGTGGTGTTACACGCTCTTCTCGCTCTACACGTGAAGATGTTAGCTGGAGAACTTCTCCTAGCAAATTAGCTGAACGTGATGAACGTCAACCTGATCCTAACTTTAAGCCTAAGGTCATTGCTCGTCAACCCATGGGTGGTGAACGTCCTGCGCAAACACAACAAGCACCTGTGCGTAGTATTGGCACACCGGTTAACGATGGGATTACGTTAATACAAGTTCTCAAAGAAAACCGCACTGACTGGCCTGCGTTAGGTAAAAACTATATCCATCCTGCATGGGATGGTTCACGCTATCTGTCTTACTTTAATGTCAACAACAAAACAGGACGCGTGATTCCTGTATACGTAAATATCTCGGAGTGCAACATGGAATTTAAAGCCCACGACAATGAAATTTGGCTAACGACTCGCCGTGAAGAAATCCGTAATCGTCCTGTCAATTACGGTAATGTAGATAAGAAGTTGCGTGAAGCAGCTGAGTTAAAAGAATTGGAACGCATGTTGGCAGATCTGCGAGCAGACACTGTGGTGATGATCAATTCAGATACATTTATTACTGATGTATCTGTCCGTTTACCTGCACCTGTGCTATTAAACAGTCTGTCTTCTAACTATCATACGCCCGTAGACGATTACCCATGCGATGCATCATTAGACGTATCTACATCTGCGGTAGCTTACGTAGGTGTGAAGTTCAACAGTTGGGGGTTTACTGACGCTTCATTATCGGAGAGTGCAGTTAAAATTGCCAATGCGCGTACGTGGGAAGAAGTGATTACCCGTTTGTTACGTTTGAAAACTTTGTTGGTTCCGTATTGCTGGGAACAATTAGAGTATCAAATCACTTGCCGTTACAATCAGTTGTTAATGACAGGTTTAGGTTTATTAGTGGCTGTAGATAGTTTTACCGAAGACTATCAATCCATTGACCAAATCATTAACCTAGAATATCCTGAAATGGTTAACACGTACCAAACGTTATTCTTCGACAAGTTTAAGAAAGTAGCACTAACATTTGATAATACGGCGTTAGCTATCGCCGCAGGTGTTGCATTACAAGAAGGCGAACGTAACGTTATCCAAGCTACTGTGGAAAATGTGTTGTTGTTGCCATTGTACTCTAGTGACTTAGCAATTCGTGGCACAGATAGTTTAGTGGCACTGAATCGTCAATCACATGCGACGTTGTATAATTGCTTGAAGAATGAATTGGAGTTGTTACACGACAGTTCTAATTACGTTAAAGTGGTGTTGTTGGATTGCGTTGAGTTCTATGCATACACACCTTTAATAAGCAATGATGTTATCTATATCTCCAATCAACCTATCACTACACAGTGTTTGATTGAAGTAATAGAAGAACAGGAGTAATACCGTGGAATGGCTAATATACTGTTTATTAGCCATGCTTCTCGTAGTCATGGTTACATCGTTTAAGTTCAAGCGCATGCGAACGGAACACGATGCATGGGTACTGCGGCATGGTGACTTCATGTTGTTTGATAAAGGTGAACTAGCGGATTGTTGGCGTCTTCGAAATGATGTACGTAACAAGACAACGGTTCACCATCATGTGTTTTACAAAGTGACATTTCAAGCAAATGACCATGAACTAGAGTTTTACTTTAGAGCACCTATTGCGTTTGAGAAGTTATCTACCAGTCAGAAAACACAAATGTTTAAGGTACATTACTGGACAATCTTTGATACGATTCCCAGCGCTGTAACGATGACGTTTAATAGCTACATGTAACAACGGCATATTGGGATGGTATCGCCATCCCAATATGACCTATCTACCCTTTGAAGTCGCCGTTGTCAGCGTCATCTTCTTTTTTGTCTGCGTCTGCATCTGATGTTTCCGCTTTGTCAGCATCGCCACCTTTATCTGCATCACCCGCATCAAAATCTCCATTATCACCATCTGCACCAGCATCCTCGCTACCTGCGTCACCCGTATCTTCCCCACCGCCTGTGTCATCTCCACCACCATCGGGATTAAAATCTCCGTTATCTGCATCATCCCCTGTATCTTCCTCATCTCCTCCAGAACCATCGTCACTTGAATCTCCACCACCACTATCACCTCCGCCACTATCTGTTGTACCGTACTTAGCTTGTACTTCTTGGATAGCTTTGTTGGATTTGTAAACAAACTTACCAGCCAGTTTCATAAACTCTAAAGTCGATGCACCTAGACCTTCTAAGTATTGTTGATGTTGACGTAACAGGTTAAACGCGCCGTCTTTGTTATCACTCGATGTCACTAACTCAAACAACTCGCCCATCACGCCGTTTTCTTCTAACCAGCGACGTTGGTAATAAGCTTTTAAGATTGCCGTAGTAACAGCAATAGAATTAGACAAATCACCCACTGTAGAACTATCAAACATTTCCTGTGCAATGAATGCAGGTAATGTAGTGTCTAACGATTTGGAGTAGTTTTCAAAAGCAGTCATCTGTGTTTCTAGACGTTTTAAGTCAGGAACAGGTAATGCTACTTTTAACGAATCAATAAAATACGTAAGCACTTTAGGGATTGGAATAGTGCCTTTGTCTAACCCTAACTTGGATTTATTATCTTCCAAGATTTTGGTGAGTGTAGTCATAAGCGTTTTAGAAGACATGATAAACTTACGCATGAAATCTTCTAAGAAAGGCGTCAGTTTCTCTTGGTAACGCATAGACCGTTTAGCTAACAGAATGTTACTGTTTACTACCGAGGTAGCAAAGTCTACACCCATAGAAAGTTCTACAGTTTCAGGCGCTACGTTGAATGCCATCATGTGGCGTTTCTTTAATGAATCATCTAGTTCAGTAGACACCATCGTGTGACTGGCACCGAAGTTAGAGATATCCACTTTAGTATCTGGATAGTTTGGATGCCCTTCGGTTTCTACCGAAACACCGGCGTTATTGATATATGTAACAATGTCATTAGGGTTGGAAACACCTAATGGGAATGAAGCAAAACGTGATTTGGTGTAACCATGTATTGCTTGGCTAATTGTATAGTCTGGATCGGGATCATCTGGATCGAACTTCACATTTAGCTTGGTGTGGTTAATTGAGTTCTTAACCGCGGCCATGGTATTAGCGAACAATAAGATCGCACGGATAGCACCTAGGATTTTGGTAGATTCAGTCAATGACTTACCTACGCCAAACTCACTGTAATCAAATGCACAATACGTAACTAACGATGCAGGGATTAAAACCAATTGCGTATGCATTTGCGAACATGCACGTGCAAACATCATTTTGTAAATTTCTTCTGGATGGGATATCTTTAAGTTATCGCCATACAAACCATTTTTCAAACGTTGTTGCAAATCTTCTTCAATGATCTCAGCATAACACCGTGATGCTTCTTCAAACATCATCATGTCATTCATATCACGACGACCTTCCGTAGAACGACGTCCATTGGATAATAACTGCGATGACATCTCACGCATGTTAGCTGCGTTATATGCAAAGTCTGCGTAGTAGTCACGTGTAGCCATAGCACGGATTGGATTGCCGTGGTTATCAATCACCATGAAATAACAAATGTGTTTGCTAGGTTCTGATGGTGAGTGAATCGGAATCAATGACTCTACGGGTGCGTTGATAACTACAGGATGACCAATGGTTTCGCGTGTGAGTTCATCTAATGTTTTTATTCGCAGAACAGCTTTATAATCAAACTGACGTGGGCGATATAAAGGTTCTTCTTTTACCTTCTTATCATCCATCAATGTGTTGCGAATAGATTCCATGCTTACGCGGTTCTCACCTGCTACGGCAGCCGACACACGATCGTTTACTAACTTGCGATATGCTTGTGGTAGTTTTAACAGATGGTAATTGTCAGACACAAACGTCATGGTCTGCAAACCTGTTAACTTCTCTGCGAATTCTGCGCTGGTGATTTGACCACGATATGCTTCACGTGTATCAAAAAAGGATTCGATGCCAAACCCACTGACAACTTGGTTATATGCGTTAGGTTTAGCTGCACCCATGTTCTTCACTACATGGTCAGGGTTACCCAACAACCCTAACGATTTAGGTAAGTTTGTAGTACGATCAAACACATCTGAAAACGATTCTTGCGAGATACGTGAGTTAGAGTTAATCGCATCGTCAATAGATGATTCCGGCAACACAATCCAAATGTACGCGCCTTTAGTAAACAGTATCTCTTCTAAAATAATGGCGAGTTTACTGGTTAAACCAAATTCATTTTCAAAATAATCATGTACGGCTTCTACTAACAATGTTTTAACATCATGTAGCGCATCTGCATTAGAACTGTACGTCAGTTCCGTGCTAACCATATCCACGGGCGACAGAATACTGCTGATTAAAACCTGCTTAGCTAATTCCATATCAGGCAATAGCTGAATCATGTTTTCAGCATCGACAGTATTAGCTGCGATTGTATTTGCTAAATGCGCAACCATTGCATTAGGTGGCGTAATGTTATCTGTTGAACGATTGTTAGATTTGCGACCTAATAATCCCTCAACCATTTTACTGGCTAGCGCGCTGGCTGTATCACCTTCACGAAACGCCGGGCGCCGTGGCGTGTTACTGCCCAATGGAACACCGCTATTTTTTTGGTTCATGATAGTACCTTTTAGTAAACTTAGAACAGGAGCATAGGTAATGACCGCTGCCACATACCGTAACTATTTAAATGAAACATTTGCTTTGGCAAACACTATGGTCATAAAACATAGTGAAATTGTTACTGCAATGAATGACGATGTAGAATTGCGATTATTGCCACGTATGGCAGGCAATCCTTTCTACGCACGTAACCAACCACATAATCCTGAAATGTGGAAGTGTTACAAAAACATGTTTGGTGAATATCATCTATTAGATAATCAGTTAATCCGTAACATCAACATTGCGTTGGGGTATCCATTTCCAACCGGAACAGAATACACGATGGATGAAATGTTAGTGTACGTGGCCAGTAACACTACACCCGTGTTGGCTAATTTCAATAAAGCATTGTTGTTAGATAACGCTACATTGGCCAACGAATACCGCTATGGAACCACGTACTATAACGACTTACGTTTACGCTATCCAGAACATGAACATTTGATTTTAGGCATTCTAAATCCAATTTCACCTACAGTAGCCGTGGCTGCTAAAAACGGCGATATACTTTACGCTGGTGGGTATTTTAAATCTATCTATACCCCTGCGGGATCTACTGCTCCCAAAACAGGTTTTCTGAAACGTGAAATGCGTGGCGTAGTAGACATCGGCTATATAGAAGACAATGAACTAAATGTTCTAGAGCAGTTAGAGCAATGGATACGTGGTTTTCTGGTCAGATGGCACAACCCTGATTATGCCATAGCACATGAACTGTATCTGCCCTGTATGACTGGCGTGTTGATGTTACAGATACCTAAACTTATCATGAACCTACGTTTAGCTAATTGCTTGACGTTAAACGCGCATAGTTTCCACGTACGTGAGTTTTTGGAAAGCCATGGTAAGTTAGCCAAGTACATTCCTGATTTGCCACTAGAACAAACATTGTTCTTGTACCGCAACGTACGTTGGATTGAAAAACACATTGGTCTACAGGAAACATTTAATTTGTTAGTGGATCGATTAGCTACTCCAGCCGGTATTCCATTAGCTAAATACTACATTGGACATGACTTAACAGACATGTTAGCGCATCCTGATTTAATCCCTAAAGTAGTTGCTGAGCAAAAAGTAATTAACTTTAGACAGTTAGGTAATTTGCGCGATGCTACTATTATTGAAGACATCGTGGTAAAACAGATTGGTCTAGCTAAGAACAATCCATCTACACCTAATGATATTCATGATGAAGTAGTCGATGTAAATCTCGTGGGTATTTTAGATAAGGGTAATCGATACCCTACTAAAGTGATTGAATCGTCCATGTTGGACTTTGGTGACCGCGTAGCATTTCCACTGGTAGATGTGTTACTAAACATGTGGTTGTTTACTGCGTCGACAGGTACTTACACTGGCACCATTTATATTGCGCATCCATTGACCGGCCATCGTTTTTTCATGACACCCAAAAACGCATACATCCTTTTTGTGTATTGCTTAAATAAAGGATATTTGGATAGTGAGCTTGTCAACATCCCTACTGTCGTAGCGCGTAACATCCCTCGGTCGTCCGTATTTGCGCCTGTAGGACATGCTGTAAAACCCACGCTATCTGCATTGCGTACGTTCGCACAAAGCCGTCATGTGCATTTAGATGAGTTAACGTATTTGATGGGAACGGGGGCAGACCCTGAATATGCATACAACAGTCCAGATTTGTTCTATCGTGAGTGCGTAAAGATTCAATCAGAATTAATGCGTCGTTACCATGTTACCTGTGGGCGGCATGGAATGGATTTACAGCAAACAAATACAGTGACTGGAAGTGAAGCGCACATGGGTCGCGCACAGTTAAGTGCGGCCATGTCTCGACTCTATTGGACAGATGTAGAGTGTACGTTGTCTAATTTGACATATGGCGAATGGATAGTGCAGTCGGGTGTGGATTTGTTGAATATGGAAAGACAGGATTATGTGCAGCTAGCGCTAGAGATTGCTAAGAAAGCCACAGGTAATTTGGTGAATAAAAACGAAGGGGTTCGGAATCTGCAGAAGGCAGTGATTGGAATCATGCAGCAGTTTAGTAGTTATGCGATTCAATACGTGCATGACATCAATGATTCAGCTATTCGTGTTTCGGATACTAAACCGCTACGTGTCCAAGTCATAGCGTCGGCAGGCAGTGGATATGTCCGTGGCAGCATGCATGCGCATAGCGTGTTAGCAGTGGGTGGTGAAGGCGCAAACATCGCCAAGCATGCAGTAGCAGGTATGCTGTATCGTGTGAGCAATGTTGTCATTTTTTGAATGAGAGGTGTCTGTGTTAACCAACTATCTGCTTACGGCTAGACAACGACTTCGGTTGTTTTGTATAGCTCAACAACCGGGATTGGATTTAGTGGATGACAATATCCATTTCTCCAATCCTGAACACAATCCGTACAATGATAAAAACACCCGTGTAACGGTAAGTTACACGGACACATACGTACATGTCCCTACACGGGTACTGCATTACAATCGATTAGATGTTGCTGAATTCTTTTCTGAAGTGGGCGAACCCTCATTAAACATTTCATCTTCCGCTACTGTGCAGCAAACGCTAGATGCTATTTTAGCAAGATACGATGTGGCTTTTGATTTATCTGATATAACGCTGCCGTTGTTAGATGGCGATTATGCTAATCTAAATGCATCCGCTAACAGCTTAGGTTGGACAGGCACGGTCAGTTTTCGTCTAGCATCATCTAATTTTTCACTAGACAATGGTGATCCATTTGAATTAGACGATGGTACTTTTTTTGAATTTGATTCACCTTTTTTTGAATTTGATCCACCTTTAGAAAAATAGGAGTTAGGAAATGGCTAAGTTAATGGCACTGCCACAAACACCATATAAGGCTGGTTTGTTTACAATGGCGTCTGACCCGTCGGTCAGCGACAATGACCCTGCTAAGACATCACATCGTTTTTCACTCGACGACATGCCTGCCGTAGGACGCCTTTGGAACGTAACGCCACAGGTGTTTGCCAACATAACTCCAGATTTGAGTTATGTCGATACATTTAACACAGACCCTGCGAATACAACAGGCATTTCCATTGATCCATCATCGCCAATGGTGATGGTTGATGGTGGTGAACCGTTAAAACATGCTTGTGCTAAAACAAATATTAATTTGGGCTTATTACAAGACGGGGATTGCTGGCACATTGCATTAGATGCATACAGTGTGGCCGAATTTAACATGGTGTCCCTGCTTTTATTGGATGCAAACAAAGATGCTTCCGAAGCGGCTGCCGTGGTGCTAGATTTACTTTTAGACAATGCGTCCAACAATCGACTGGCTATGTTAACTGCTGGATCGATACAAAACAATGTGCAACTATCGGCGACATTAAATGATTTTGATGGCACGACGTACACCACCACACAACTAGATACATCTGGTTTTCCATTTAGCTACAGTTTGTCAGGCGCGCAGCTATCAGATCAACGTGCGGTAATGTTACTATCGCGCAATGGCAGCACGTTAAACATTGGTGCAGGTATGTTTGATGCCACTACACAGCAATACGATATTCGTGGTTTCTTAACCATGGGCAACAATGAAGTTGCTGTAGACTTCAGTCAATTTTCATTGTTTATTAGTTTGCTTACTGTCGAGGTCGACACTGGTAACGGATTTTCGTATGGTAATGCCAACGTAATACTGACCGAGGGACTGCCCGCTTACAATGTTACAGGTACGAAATATGAAGATGGGGGCGGTGCACAGTCCGTGTGGGATGCGGCATTCCCAATAACGCCACATCGACCAAGTGGCACATTAGTAGAACAGGCCACGTTTCCAGCGGATACACGCATAGGTGAATTATTGCGTGCCTCGGTAGATGCGGGATATGTTGCGCCATATCCTGTTGCGCCATATGGGAAAACGGTACTCCACAATACATTGTTGTATGTTACTAATGTAGCCGTGGGACAGCAAAGTTTTGAACGTGTTGTTTTAGGTACAGAATTTGATGCATTGGCTGAACAGATTTCCACCTTTATCGAATACCATGGTGGTGGGCCATCATAAGAGCCTAATGTGATCCGTGCTACTGGCAGTGTTTCCATTAAGAACCTGAAAGTACGTGGGCATAATGGCGGTGCTGTGGTTGTTGATATGGTGAGCACCGACGATGCATCTACGGTAGACTTGGATGGTTTAGAAGTTGAGTATGTGGGCGGTCCAACCCGCGCTATGTTTCGCATTGGTAGCGTGGGTCACGGCTACAAGGGCGCTATCTCTGTAAAAAACATCAACGTTGTGCCAACACAGGCAGTACAAGGATATCCATTGCCCCTCTGCCTATTTGAAACAGATGTCGCAACATTCCATCCGCACAGTTTAGATCCACGCATTGTAACTGACGTCACTGGAGATTGGGCTAACTATCGTACAGATGGTCCACTCAACATTCCTATAGCTGCCCAATCGCAGGCATATTCCTTTATATTACCACAGCCCGGTAGCGGTGGGTTTATTGAAGGAAATCGTTTCAATTTTACGGGTGGGAAGATTTACAAAACGCCATCTATAGACCGCTTGTATCGGTTTCAAATGAGTGGACGGATGGTCTGTGCAAATGCAAATACGGTGTTGGAATTCGGGGTTGCGTTTGATGGTAGTGATGGATATCCAGTATCCACACAAAAAGCATACACCGACAATAATGCTGTAGCAGGTAGCTTTAACGTATCTGTCTTGGCACATTGGCGTGGTGGTGGCATGTATCCTACAGTCAAAAACCTGACGGATGGCAACCCCATTTCACTATCTGACATTATTATCCAAATTACCCAAGCGTAATGTTATGTCATTTATTTATCTAAGGAGAATGGCATGAAAAACAACTGGTTAGGTTCATTGATTGTTGGCTTACTGGCCATGATCGATTCCCGTGTATTGTTATTGCTAGTACCTGCGATGACTTATCTGTACTGGGTAGATGCTGCGCAAGCTAGCACACTCGTATATAGTTTTGCGGTGGTTACGGCAGTGGCATCTGTCTCGCACTTTACTCGTAAGGTGTTCTTTCCATATTTGGATTTAGAAGACTTTGCTACAGCCGCTATACGGTCACCCACGGGAGCAGCTGTGGTGTTCTTAGCAGTATCAATGGTGTTGTGCATGTTGTTGTATGTCACGGCATTGTGGACAGCACGATGATTCGTGTGGTTGTGTGGCTAATGTTGTTTTTTAGCATTACCGTAAACGCCACTCCGATCCCACCACTGGCACTGGTGTACTTACCACAGCTTAAGAAAGAGACGCTCACGTATTGGCCTGAAGCTACCCCGCGGTCTATATTGGCCGCTCTTGTAGAACAGGAATCGTGTATTTCTCTAAAAAGCAAACGATGTTGGAATCCACGGGTAGAACTCAAAACAGATCGTGAATATGGTTTTGGATTAGGTCAACTCACCATCACCTCTAAGTTCAATGCATTCGAAGAAGTCCGTACAATGGATGCTTCAATGCGTGACTGGCGATGGGAAGACCGATACAATGCGGCGTATCAATTACGTGCTATTGTGCTAAAGAACCGTGCTAACTATCGACGCATCACTCGTATGACCAGTGATGTAGAAACACAGATGGCGTTTACCATGGCTGCATATAACGGTGGACTCGGCGGTCTCATGAAAGACCGCGTAGTGTGCCAGAATACCGCGGGTTGCAATCCAGCCCGTTGGTTCGGACATGTAGAGCGAACCTCTACAAAATCCAAAACAGCTGTTAAAGGTTATGGTAAATCATTCTTTGAGATCAATCGTGAATACGTGCGTAATACGTTAGGGTTGCAACCACGACGTGCCAAGTATGTACCTTACATGGACTCGGTGTAAACATACAGGGTGATCTTCGGATCACCCTGTATGCCGATTCCAATATTTTTCAGATATATATTACTTTAGTGAGATTTCAGTATAGATGACGCCCTACATCTTTTTCATTAGGGTTTGGAGATTGTTATGGCTTTAGTAATTAGTTTATCGGCACCTATTGGTTTAGTTGCATCTCAAGAATTAGTGCGCGAAATCCAGCGCCAGTCCGATCTGCCACGTGTTCCACGTTATGTGGATGTAGACTCCAAAGGTCAGGTAGCGCGGTTCGGCTACCGTGGTGAGACTATCCGTGGCACCACCTACATGGAGTGGGACAAATTGGGTAGCGGCGATGTGGACGATATTGTTCACTCTGTATTTGTCCGCAAAGTTAGCGCTTAAAAACAAACACAGTGGTTGGCTGGCTCAAACCGACCACTGAACTCATTGAGCAATTGGAGATTTAAAATGATTAAAGTTACTATTGTAAAGAATGTGTTTAACAAAGCACAGTTTCGTAAACACGCTGCATTGACCAAATTGGTCAGTGGTCTCAAATACGAGACAATGCCCGCTGACTCTGGCTATTGCCAGCACCAAGTACGCACCTTGTTTGGCGGTCACTGCTACTACACCAATGCCCCATTTGGGAACACTGTGGTGGCGGATCGCGCTGGCGATCCGCTTACAAGCGGATGGATCAAAGTGGATCCTTCACGACTCACTGCAGAACAAGTGGCACACATTGAGCGCCTGACCGCGCCTTCTGTAACACGTCCAGATGTCAGCGTTCTACGCCAGTGGTTCTGGGGAAAAGATACAGTTCTTCCAGAATAACTGCCACGGTACTATACTCATGCATTACGCATGAGTATAGTACACCTTTCTTTTTTTTTTGTTTATAATGAAATGCTATGTCAGCTGTAGTAAAGTAATTGCTGCTATTATTATCTGTTATATCACCCACTGGAGTTCTGCCATGCGTATCATCACACGTACAGGTTACGGTAATGCACTACAGAGTGCAATTGTACAAGGGATTAACTATCCTTTATTACCACTCACTACATTAAACGAAGCACTGCACGATCCATTGATTGTTCCATTCCCACCGGCTATTGCAACTTCCGGCATGGAAGTCGTTACGGCGTATGATTCTGAATTAGATACTACGAAAATGAAGTCGCAGTATTACGTCATTGGTAACCTAGGTCATCGGGTTATTACGGTAGACAACATTGCGGTAACAACGCCGGTGCCACATCTTTCTACAGATGCCGGCCTATACCACATGATCCCATTTGCCGTCCGTGAAATCTATCCATCGAACAATGACTTGTCACAGGGTGAACGGTTGTCGTATCGTTTACGTAAGACATTAGAAATTGATAGCAAAATCTATGCGGCGTATTACGCTAAAGTCATTGACAATAGCGCGGTGTCTGCAGATTTGTTATTGTCTACTGTAGACAATGATGTAGTGTCCACATCCGTGTTCTCGCCATCTATTTCTAATCTACGTCCCACACAGCCCTCTATAGGCGCTACATCGAGTGGTAGTTTCTTATCCACATCTTCTGCTACAGTGATTCCATTGACGGCATTAGAAGTAGCTGAGATTATTTCTGCATGTACGTTGCTGTATGGTAATCCATCATTGGCCATTGTCACAGAGATTGGTATTGTGCAAGGTGTGGATAAATCTGTTACAGGTCGATATCCTGCCACAGGTACACAAAACGTGGCAGCCGTTGCAGCTGATACCTATTATGAATTAGTAGGCGCTCAAATCACTAACCACATTTGTGACAACTATCCATTAGGGTCATTAAATAACGGTTTTTCATTTACTGTCGATATAGGCATCACCGAGCCATTGTTTGGTACAACAATCGAGGGCTGATGTAAAGGATGTTACCCATGCGTATTGTTTCAATTGATCCGGGTACACGCACAGTAGGGTTTGCGTGTTTAGAGTTTTGTGAGTCTATGGAGAAAGCCATTGTACGTGATGCGTATACATTGAATCTAGAACGATTAGCTCGACGTGCATCGCCTGATATCATTGAACAATACGGCGAACGGATTGCTCATTTACTATTGGTAAAAGATGCGGCATTTGAGTATTGTCGCGCATGGACGCCGTTGGTAGTGTGTTGTGAAGACCCTTATCTGCATCGGTTTCCACAGACGTTTGCGGCATTGACTGAATGTGTTCTAGCAATTCAAAATGGTGTGTTGCAGTATGACAATACCGTATTGTTTCGTCGTGTTAAACCTACGATTGCTAAAAACGCTGTGGGTGTGCGTGGAGGTAGTAAAGATAAAGAGGAAGTGCGTGAGGGTATACGCCGACAGTCTCAACTCATATTGGAAATAGACTTAGACTCTTTAGATGAACACTCCACGGACGCTATAGCCATCGGGTGCTCGTATGTGTTACCCAGTTTACTACGGGTGGATAAAACATGAACATAATCGCAGTGTGTGGTTTGTTAGGCGACACGATACAAATCTCATCGGTTAAATACGGATTACATGTTGTACAACGTGTCAATCTGGAACTGCCACTGGCCAACCATCTAACAGAAACGTTAACAGGTAGTGAGATACATGAGCTTTTGGATCACTTACCTGCACCATTGCGCAACAACATCTATAGTAAGGCAGTATTGTCACCTACAGAAGTATCTGCATTTGTAGATAACGTTGCACAATTGCGGCATATGGTTTCTATCAGTCATGTGGAAGATGACCGCATGGTAGAGTCTTATTTGGGATATGCCATGTTAGCAATTTTTGTTGTGGTTGTAGCACGTGCTATGCAATATGTGTTTGTTGTAACATCTAATGATAATGTGCTGACCGGGCACATGGTTGTAGCTGTGAAATATGTATTCCGTTATTTTTTTGAATGACAGCATATACCCACACCGCGAGGTGTGGGTATATGCCGTAGTTAATTGTATTTAAAACCAACACCTATACTGGTTCTACCTACACCTGATTTAACTGCATGCCAAAATGGCGTTGTTAAATCAAACACGTTTGCAGACCAACCCACGGGTTCATGGTGGATAATTACACTATCGGTTGCAGCATCATAAGTTCGAAACTCTGAATTTGCATCATCGTTTTTACAGAAGTAAATACGTAGTGTTCTACCCACGGCATCTTCATCATAGTTGGTATGCCATGACTGGCAACCACCTTCTTCATAAAAAAACCCACCTGTGCCTTCAAATGCATTCAATGATGGATATGCCGTATGGATCAATTTGCCCAGTGCAGGACGTGGGTCAACTTGCTCGCCTTCCCACTGAATTCGTTTGTACTTAACAAATTCTGGTTTCCAACCCACGGCGCCACTTGCAATCAACGCACGAACACCGGCCAAATCTACATCGCTAGTGATAATGTTATTTTCACGATCTGTACGTGGCGGCATGTCACGTAATGTACCGGGATTGTTGCTCAATAAAACAATTGCATCCGCCATAATGGATGTAATTGCCTCTTTTACATTTACGGGTAGCTGACAAAAAAACGTAACCATCATGTTCTCCAAATTAAATTAATGCCAAACAACGCGAACTGCACCGTACCCGCCCGTGCTACCTAGCGCCCCACTGCCAGCTTGGTGTAATCCGCCTTGGCCGCCATGGCCATCGTTATTTGGATTTCCACCGTCACCATTACGTGCGCCTGTAGCAATAGTGCCACCTTGACCCAACGCGCCGTTTGCGTTATATCCACCTGCAGTGGCCTGTACATTTGCAGTATCGGACATAAACGTATGCACAATGGCGCGTCTAGAGTAGCCGGGGTTTCTCCAAACAGAAGCACTTCCAGATGCGCCAGCGCCACCGCCATTGGACACACCGTCGCCATTCCATTGTGAATCAGCCGTACCGCCAGTCTGACCTGCAGTTACAGTCATTTGCAATACAGCCGTACCGCCTGCCGTATATACAGTTGCAACGCTGGATGGGTTGTTGTATGCTGCAGTGCCCCATGAATCCATTCCTTGCCCACCTAATGGCCCAGGTGCATTATCGCCATATTGAACAGTAACCACAAAGAATCCATCTAAGTTACCTTCAACAACTAACTGTCCAAAACCACCTGCACCACCGCCCCCACCTTCACCACCTGCGGCCCAACCACCTGCACCACCACCTCCGCCCGGTGCAGATATTGCAATGGCTAAAAAACGTGCGCCTGTAGTAACGTAATGGTAGACTGTAGATACCCCGCCTACAGTTGGATTTACCGACATGTACTCGTACGGAGTAACGCCAGCCGTAGCTGCAGCAATAGCGGATGTCATTTCTGCAGCTGTAGCGGAACGTGACCATGCAGACCAATGCCATATGCCTGAATAAAATGAACCATAGCGATAATGCAGATTGTTATCCGAACTATGTGCCAGTTGGTAAACAACGTTCCATGACTCACGCCACACTTTTAACAACCCGTACGGCGATGGGCGATTGCCAGTAGACGGTGTGTAGTACACCTCGCATGGATTTAAGATGTCATCCAAATCCGCACCGTGGACGCTATTGGTAACTGCCAAATCGGCATCGATGCCCGCATTAGTCAAGCGTAACCACAGCGGTGCTGCAAACTGTGTCGATAAGTACCATGCGTTGATACCATGCGTGCCATCAATTAAATTGGACGGATGGCTGAACATAGCAAACGCTTGCGTAGTATCGCCGTTACGGGCGGCTCTAAACTCCCACGGTGCCCAGCTATGCCCAGCGTAAGCACCACCACCATAGCCGTAACGATATGCCTCTAATGACGTATTAAACGCACGCTGCATGACGTCGCTGCTATTTAGACAAACGACCTCTAGTTGCGCGTACTCCATGTACAGCCCCGGATTGTATTCGGGGCGATTAGCGTTAGTATTACCAAACCAATATTTACCCGTACGTACCAATGTATTAAGATCGGCATTAGTTGCATTGGTTGTCGCTAGGTCAACATCTAGACCGTTAGCTACGGCACGAGATACTGTAAACGTCTCATGCCACGGATACCATGTAGCACCACCATCTAATGATGCTCGGCTATACGTAATACCTTGACGGTTGTGTGGATAGTTTTCAGTGGAGTATAGACACTGCGCTTGTTGACCGATGGCTGTATCAGATTCGCGCCAAACTTTTAGTGCGAGTGTTTCTACATTAGTAGGACGATCCGTACAGTTACTGTGGATCCAATAATCACCCGGCGTGATTAGCGAGTTCATGCTTACTAGCTCAATGCGATTGACCACGCCCAAGTCCGCAGTTACAGTACCGTTTGTTTCAATGCGGCGACCCAATGTATCCAACACTGGACGCAACATGTTTTCAGCCCACAACATCGACACTAGCCGTCCGGGCTCTGTTACCAAACGATTAGTTGGGCGAATAACGTGATGGTCGTCGTCATCAACCATTGATGCAGGCTCCCAACGGAACATCATGCCCAATCCATCAGATGTAGTTACTTTACCAATCGTCATGTACACCACAGGTAAGTTATCTGAAAAGTCTGCCCGATTACGCAATGCGTTATAGGTTGGATGGGTTTTGATAAATGTATCAGGTGTTTGCAATAAGCCGTTTAAATCATCTGCGGTTAAGTAGTTATTGTTGTTTATCATTAGCTCAATGTAACGATAAATCGCTGCCATAGCTGCGTTGTCGCCTGATGCGACAGCAACACGCAGTTGCTCAATGCTGGCTACCAAATCACCATAGCCCCAAAACTGATTAGCTAAATGTTGATGCGCAGAACTGGGGTATTGGCTGGGTTGACCAAACACTTGTTCCCAACCAATGAGTTGTGGTTGATCAGGATCTAGTGGATGGTCTACAACCATCTGACGAATGATATCTGACGTATCGCTGTACACACCACCGACGCACTGGTATTCCAAATTGACAGAAGCAATCAGTGGGTTAGTGATATAAATGATAGCACAGACGTTCTTACCTGTGGCGGCACTGCCCTCAGCATGATGATGCAAGATTTTAAAGTCGTTGTTGGGCATTAACAATGCATTGGTTACGTTATTACGTAAAATCATGGATTGTGTAAAGAACGGCCCGCCCACAGGAACAAAGAAACGTGACTGTGGTGTTGTGATTACATGTACTTCGCCTGTAATGTGGTTACTAGGCAATGTTGCGGTTAAATCCAACGGGTAGTTTGGAATAGGCATGGCATATCTCCATTAAGTAACATCTGTAATTGCAGCAATACCTGTAACAGTGATCTCTGCCTTAAATTGGGTGCTGTGGAATGTATTAGATCCCCCATTATAGTTGCGTAATCCAACTGCCAAGAAACTAAATTTCTCAGGTTGCTTATCTATTAGAACCAACGTATAGACTGTTTGAGTATCTGGACCTACAATGACACCCGTTACCGTATAACTGTCGGCAGGCAATGGCTCTTTAAATGTAGCAGTATAGACGTTGTCTTGCGGTGTAGTAATGTAATAGTTACCTATAAAGCCATCTGGTTCTTTAGCGATGGCTTCTAAGTTGTCGGTATCTACTGCAACACAGGAGGTGTTGTTGACTACTACTGTGCATCGTCCCGTATTGTAAATATGGCTATGCTGTGAACGCCATCCGGTCCATGTTACGCCATTATTACTAGATGTACGCCAGTAGTCCGATTGAATTGTCCAGCCGTCTGCTGAATAAGAAATCAATCGCTGTTGTACGACTACATTAGATGTATTGTGGTTATACAAATGAACAACTTCTAACTTAGCGCCATACGGGCTTAACGTGCGAGCAACTTTAGGAATTTTGCCTGCATTAACTGGTAGGTTCATGTACGCATTGTCTAGATAATACATGCCCGGACGTACCACCAGATTAACATCGTCGATTTGTACCAATGTATTGGACATGGGCGGGTAAAGCACATTACGCCAAAACTCTATGAGATGTACGCCCGACGATGGTGTCAGTGCCACTGCGTCACTGACACCAGCAGCTATGTCAACATTGGCGGCTTTAGCTACAGTAATGACCCGATTGCTTTCTAATGTTCCCCCACCAGTAGCCAGTCCACCACCTGTAACTGTAGTTACTTTATCTGCTTTAGCATCATCCGACAAACCTGATCCGTCAACAGCCGAAGCACCTCCGTACATGACTAACATTTTTAATGTCATATACGGCGTCATGAGCGCGGTGTTAGAGCGTGAGTCTAGATCGACCTGTGTGGCTGGTGGATAGTTAGGTACTAACGACAACCCTACTTGTGATTTACTGTGAGACATGACCGCATTAAGATGTTGTTGAAATGATGTCATTAATGTATTGACGTTAGACCCGCCAGTATTAATCGCCGCTACCATTTGCACTAACTTAGCAACCACTTCAGTAAGACCGACCATATCCTCATAATCGTTATGCGTGTGCGGTAATCCCGGATAGGAAACCGGCAAGCCCTCAATCTGTGTCCATGACACTAATCGAATGTTGTACAAGGAATTGGTTAGTGATTCAACAATATCGTAATCGTCTAACGTATAGCCGCCACCCAATGTCTGATATGTCAAATATACATCGCCACTGTACTGACGATCTAAAAACATAATGGAACCGTAGATGAGTTTATTGAGCACTAACGATGCTTCAATAAACGGATGCGTCAATATGTAATCCACGCCTTCTACTAATACAGGGGCATTGTTGGCTGCACCTGTGCGTACAATCAAACCTACTTTAAAAAAAGGTGCTGCGCGTGGCACAATGAAGTTAGCATTTAATGGGTCATTAGGTGGCGCTACGTTATGTAACTCATTTGTTCGTTTATTAGCAACAGATGTTCCTACAGGATCGTAGGTATAAAGGTACGGTGGTAAAGGCATAACAGCCTCCTTATTCAATTATCCAGAGTGCGTGGTCATATGATTCCATGCCTATAGGGGACAGACATGTATCAATACGTGAGGGCATTTTTACGTAAACGTGGGAAAAATCAACAGTGGGCAAGTGTTGATATATCTGGCATGCAAGTCAGTGTGGTGTTGCGTGATTACATTGCGGGTTATGTAACTGTAACTAACACAGCATTGGGTGCAGGTGAGCGTTACGTGGATATCTTGACATTAAAACAATTTAGAACACCTTATTCCGCAATGCCATTTTCCAGTTGGTTAGGTATAACAGGGTTTCCTATATTGCCAGAATTACCTAGCGAGCCTCAATTTGAAATAGCTGATGCGTTATATTCAGATGCCGTACAAGCAGGCTATCTGTTACGTGCATGTAAAAATGATATTATTCCTATATTACCAGAATTTGAAAATTACATTGACAATTCGGTAGAAGTATTACCGTTATCGGCACGTACAGACTTAGCTATGAGTAAGCCCAATATCGACATGCATCTGTTACAACGGACTGCGTTGGTGTCTATAAATGGATTTTATCATCGTTCCACTATGCGTGGACCTGAACTACAGGTTGTAGATGGTTCACGCAATATGCTCCGTAGCAGAACACCTGATGTAGCCATTACTTCTTTTGCTAACATAGGTGACATCACACAAGTAGACATTACGCCAGAAATGGTATTGACAGGAAACCCCGTAGAGCCGGGTACGCAATATGAATACCAGTACGGTGCTTATTTAGCAACAGGTATAGACCTTACGGATAAGTCGGTTATGTTTGTATTGGGTGGGTACCTACACGTAGAAGATACGGTCTACGATGTTGTCAATAAATCATTAGGTATTGTTAAGGTGAACTTTAACAAGCTAAACATCCCACAGCGTATATTTGAAACCATGCCTTATATGGATTTAGATTACTTAAACCTAACCCAATCCATGGTACGTGAAGGCGCTATCTCTGTACCTGAAGTGTATAGCAATGCTTTTTTGCTGCGATATCTCACTATGTCACAAAGCTTTATGGTTGTTGTAGATACACCCTCGCTACACCGCACTAAAACGCTTGTAGAGCACACGGGACTGCCGGGGGTATATGATTGCCCTACCGAACCTAAGTACCCGTTAAAGACGCGCTATGGGCGGCTGATAACGTATTGGACACGGCGTGCTGAAGAATTGTTTATATTAGAAACAGACCAAGTGCCTGCATACGATTATTTACACAACACCACAAGTTGGCGTACTGAGCGTGTGGTAAACAATACGCGATTACCATTACCTAACCGACAAATGGATTGTTACCTAGAAGGCATTCATGGGATGCGCCAAGTATGACATATACCCCACCCGCATGGGTGGGGTATATGCTGCTTATGTGTTGACCGGACCTGTAGGAGAACCCGGAGCACCCGTGATGTGATTGTGCGGTGCACCTACCACATGTCCTTGGTTTTTCATAGACGAATCCCACTCTGCTGCACCTGTGGTTTTAGATTTACCATCTATCGTAGTAATAGGTGTTTTAATGGTAGATGATGCGCTAGCGGTCTGTACGGATGTTTTACAGTTTACAATGTAATCACCGTCAGTGGTATGAGTAATGCTTTCTTTGGCATATGAGTGAATCACTAGCTTATCCAATACATGCGTAGTGCCATCTGCATTTTCTAATGTAATGCGTTTGTCGCCACTGTCTAGTTGGATGTAGTTGCCAATGTCATCTGAAATAGTAAGTACACCTTCTTTAGTGTTTAATTGAATGGTGTACGCAAAAGGCTCGCCATCATTCTTAGCCGTGTGGAATGTGACTAACTTCAGATGTGTAGAGATGTGGAAGTAATACGTATTGGTTTCGTCCAATAGTTTCACAGACTCATCACGTGTGTTAGACCATGCATAGAACACGGTTTCTAATCGACGTAACACATCATCTAATCCACAGGTAGACCAATAGTAATGGTCTACATCACCATAGCGCCATAATAACAAACGTTCACCACGACGTACATCGGGTGCAGTTACACGATTGCTACCAAACGGAATCCATACGGCCTTAATCGTATTACCCACCAATGCTTCTGTAGTGTATTTGTTACCGTCTGCGTCTTCACCCTCACTGGTGACTTTATCTTTAAATGATGCAATTTCACCGTCGGTATACGCAATAGTTTCTACGGGATACACTTCTAGGATCATGCTATCCAGTTCTTTATTTTCAGCAGCATACCCAAATGAATGAATATGAAATAATGACTCAACAGGTTTCATGTGAGAATCCTTTATAGGGTTAAAGATTATCCATTAAACCAACATATGTCAGTTCACAGGCTTAGGGGATAACATGTTTATTACAGGGTTAGCGTTGTCAGGATATTCGCGGTTTGCACTATCTGGCATTACGTATTTAGAACTAACGCTTACAGAAATCTATCAGATTATTTTAGGCACCAATGGCTGCGGTAAAAGCTCCTTACTAAAAGAACTTACTCCATTTCCAGCACACTCTAAACGTTATCGTAAAGATGGCTATAAAATATTTAGATGTGAACATCGTGGAAGTCACTATGTATTGACTTCTACATTTGCAGGTGGTGCAAAACATACCTTTGAGAAAGATGGTGTTACACTACACAATCAAGGTAATGCAACTATCCAACGTGAATTAGTGAAACAACACTTTGGTATAGATGAAAGCATTCAAGCTATATTGACAGGCCAGAAACTATTTACCCGTATGTCTACAGCAGAAAGACGTGAGTGGTTAATGGAGTTTAGTGGTAACCAGTACGATTACGCCATGAAAGTGTATAACTTACTTAAAACAAAATACCGTGATACACAAGGTGTAGTAAAACATTTAAATAAAAGATTGGCTGATGAGACAGAGAAACTACCTAGCGTAGCCACATTACAGTCTTATAAAGAGCAATGCGCAGAACTTAAGAACGATTTAGATGTATTGTTGGAATGGCGTGACAACAGTTTACCATCTGAGGAAACCGTGACACGTAGAATCAGTCAGTTGACATCTGAGCTATCCGAGATCTGTAACAAGATTATTGATGCAGATATGACCGCCCCGCGTGGCTATAATCCGTTGACATCTATTAGCTATCACATCGGTAAACGCACTGCGCATCTGTCACAGCTACAAGAGGATTTAAGTCGACTGTACGATACACATAACGAGCTAGACGATACCTGCATGCGGCTAGAAGAAATGGATGTGGAGAATCGTGACGGGTTATTAGCGACCTATGATCGTTTACGTAAGCAACGTGACTCCGTGGAGTATAATGTTTACGGACAACTATCTGATCCACGTGAATCTAAAATGGCTACTGAAGTCATACGCGATACATTGTTGAATCTACTGTCGCAATTACCACGTATTGCCGAAGACATGTTGTTGACTACACCGCAGATTAAAGAACAAATTCAATGGATGGAGAATGACCTATCTGCCACCAAAGAAAAGTTTGCTACATTAACACATCACGTACAACACATACAGAATTCGGAAAAGACACACTGTCCGAAATGTAAGTACAGTTGGTTTAATGGTGATCCGCAAAATGGCATAGGCGATATGTTGGCACAGGTAGAAATACTACGTACGGCCATTGCTACTAAGCAAGCCGCATTGCAGGAACACCGTGAGCTATTAGAAACCAAAATAGAACACAATGCTATTTTCAGACAGATAAGTCAGTTGATGTCTAATAATCGTTATTTGACTCCACTGTGGCGTGACATATCGACCATGTGGTGTGGCAACATTTTAGCGTACCCTATCACATTAGCATTTGGTGAATGGGAACATGCTGTTGCTATATCTAGTCATGTAGATGAACTGGATACAAATCTGCGTAAGATCGATGAATCGTTAACTGTGCTGTCAGAAGACAACAACAAAACGTTGAGCACGTATGCTGCACAACGTAATGATTGTCAGCGTAACATTGAACTCGTTATGATGCAGATTGACATGCTGAAAATTGAGTTAGGGTTATTGAAGCGTTATGAAGAAACTATTGTGGGGTTTGATAACTTACAGAAACGCTTTATGGAATTAGCCGCACAGTCTGATGATGAACATGCCGCTATTGTGAAAATACGTGAACAAGAATCCATCAGTGAGTTCATGCGCAGTAAGCACTCGGCATTAGGTAGCCTAGAACATGTACTATCTAAAGCAAATATCGCTGAAGGGATTTTACGTGAGATGGAAAAACAAAAGGAAGAGGTGTTGCTAGATGGTGAGGCATATGCGTGCATGGTCAAAGAACTATCGCCTACCGATGGTTTGATTGCAGATTGCATGAAAGGGTTCATTACGATATTTGCACAGCAGATGACAGACATTATCAAAAACATATGGACGTACGATTTGGTCGTGTTGCCATGTAAGGTGGGTGAGAAAGATGAATTAGACTATCGTTTCCCATTGCGAGCAGGTATGTCTCTCGAGGATGCTGATGACGTATCGGAAGGTTCCACATCGCAAGTAGATGTGGTAGATTTTGCATTCCGAATAATGACCATTCTTTATTTGGGTTTGGAAGACATGCCATTCTACTTAGATGAGCCTGCTACAACCATGGATGAGGCACACAGAAGTAACATTATATTGTTTATCAAGGAATATGTAGACATGCGCAAGGCATCTCAGTTGTTTTTAGTGTCACACTATTTCCAACAATCAGGTGCTTTCCATCCATCCGAAACATTGCTGTTAGATGCTACAAACATCGTCAATGTTCCGGGTGTATATAACCGTCACGCTATCCTTAGGAAATCCTAAGGTTTTTTACGTATACATTATTTAAATGACAGCTATGCATGTTGTCATTTATTAACCCAAGGAAACTATTATGCAACTTCCACAAATGATCCCAACAGCGTTTACCGTAAAGAATGTTACAGGTGGTGCAGCCATATTAAGTGGTTTTGCACATGCAGTGCTAACAGCCGTGTGCGATGCCGCGTTAGACCTCGGTAGCGTATACCCGCAACAATACGTTATTTTCAATGCGCCGCAGCACACTACAGACACCTATCGTGGCATTGTAGATGTGGATAGCTATATTGTACAACTCGCACACGCTTATCAGGTAGATGCACGCGCTATATTGGATGCCTTAAAAGAAGACATCATGGCCAAGATATCTGCAGGCACACCACCCGAATTTGCTGTCACAGCGATAAACCTGACGTTTAAGTCTTTGCAACAGGTGTATGCTAAAATTGCCGAAACACATCCGCAGCATTTATCCAATAACACATTGGCGTATGCAATAAAACAAATTGACACCATGATTGCTGAAGAACATACGTGTCTAGGGTTAGATGACATCGGTGAGTTGTTAGCTAATGACGATGGTTCTACAGTAGCCACATGGCAGTTAGTTACAGCTAATGTTTTTTCGGAATTATTGGATGATGGTCAGGGCAATGCTGTGCGCCGTGTCATCCCACAGATTGGTACCATCTACGCCAGTGATGTGTATACAGCTGTGTTTGATATTGTACAGTGGGAACGTGCTAATGAGCGCACTACGAAAGCTATTATGTTTGGCAACTTACAAGAAGCAGCTATTACACTTTGTGGTCAGCTTACACAAATGTTAGATGGTATTACTGCCGATGCAGAACGTTTAGTAGTTGCAGTACATGTACAGTCGGCGCTGAACAGTTACATCAGTGAATTGAATGGCGTGGTGCGTCGCAGTGAAGTAGTACAAGTTACTGAACCTGAAGCAGATACACGCCACAGTGATTTGCTTCGGATGCGTGCCGACGGCATATTCACCACAGCATTAAACTGTGGTGAATACATTCTGACGTGGGAAGGTTTACCATTCAATCCGATGACGCCATTGCAACAAGCCGTGTTAACACACATTGCTACATCAGTGCAAATGTACGCTGACTTACGCATCGTGTCAGGTGTAGTGGCGGATCAATTCATAGAGAGTGTTTCGTTAAACGATTTAAATCGAATCATTTGCAAATCATGGGGTATTAACATCGCAGCTATACCCGTAGACTCTACCCGACCTGCACGCGTGTTTATGTATCTACTAGATGTATTACATAGCAGCAACTACAACGTGCTAGATTCTGAAACACATACCGTGTTATGCACCGTAGTGAAATCTCAGTTGGATAGCACAGATGATTTACGCATCGAGACATCTAGCTTGTTGTACCATTTGTTTGCGTCTCCGTTAGATACACGTTACACGCATTTATATTGGAACAACTCACCATTTCCGATCACGCGGTTATTGACGGATCCGCAGGCTGACTCGACGCAATAGGTGCATACCCGTCATCGAGACGCAACCACTCTTCGCGCCACAGCTTACGAACAAATCGTTTTTGTTCCATGGTCTGCTTAGGACCACCATCTAAGAAAGCGTCATCGAAATCTACAGGTAGATCTGGAATAGCGTCTTTATGTTCTGGATCTACTTCGTAGTCTACTTTTACCCATGGATGGTAAGCACCAGTAGGTGTTAAAAACACATCGATTTCCCAGATACGTTCACTATTAGGAATTTTAAAACAATGTCTAATTTTCTTATAACCATCCCGCCCGCATAGGCGTAAGTGAGAAAACAGATCCATGGATATATCGCAATCAACTTCGATAGCGCCCAGCACACCATCCTTATATTGTTTAGTTGTCATGGTAGCACGACGGCTATCGGTTAAACGTATGCGTGTACGTACGTGGGCTTCTGTGTCAATGGGTATTTTCCATTGTTCATGAGTCTCTATTAAAAACGCATCTTTTAATTGTGCCATGTCGGTTAACTTGACATAAAACGTGTATTCAAACTCACGATGGGCTTTGCCATCTACAAGTCCCTCTAACGATATAGTTTGACGATAGCGTTGCCCAATTGATTGTGACATCGTGGTTCTCCAGATATATTGATAACAATGGCGTGCGCATTACCGTGCCACATACACACACAGAAAGGTGAATGAATTGAACAAATCTTTACAATCCCAACTCCAAGCTGCTAAAGAAAGCGGTGAGTTAGAAAAGCTTACACAAAATGCTTTACAAAAAGCACTATTGCTCACTGCTGACGAATTAGATGAACACGGCGGTACAGGCAATGTAGTCATTGCTTCCAACGTGGCGTGGTCACCCGACATGGCTGTAGCAACCCCTACCAATGGATGGATCATCCGTTATGTTGGCCCTAAAGAAGAAGGTCGTTATGGTCGCTTAGTGTTGTTCCCGGATTCCCAATGGGCAGAAACACTGTGGAAGAAAGGACAACTAGCGTTCATTAGTCGTTTTGGTTTAACCGATAAACAAAAGGAAGTGTGGGTTACAACGGAGTTCCGTGCACGACATGACCAACCTGCATTGCGGTTATTGGCCAGTGTATTAGCATCACCTACGTTACTGCACAAATACTTATCATTCAATCCTAAATGGAGCGATGAAGAAGCTATGCGTTGGGATGCACGGGAAAACGTACGTCATCGTTTATATCACGGCAGCCGTATCGCTTTGGCTATGTTGACAAAAATCATGTACGACAACAAAACCATTGATGATGCTGTTATTGCTGAGTTGAATAAACTCCGCGGTGAACTCCGTGCTACTACACGTACACCTAAACCACCTAAACCAAAGCGTCTGCGTTTATCCCTAACACGCTCGATGTAGAATTCGGTAAATGATGCAACCATATGGACAGGGTAACGCCTGTCCATATGCCAATTATTTTTTTTATTCCATTAT